GCTGTATAAAGTTACAATATTAATTTTATTGATATTGTTTGGGAACTTAGGCTTTTCTCAAAATTGTTCTTTAGTTCCTATCACTAATTTTGAATCAATCATGTGTTTGGGAGAAGGACAAACCTTAGGGAATTGTTATCCCGCTGATTTTACATTTGAATGGACAAATTCTTTGGGAGAAGTTTTATCAAGTGAAATGTATTTAGAAGTTTATCCGCAGACAACTACAGTCTATCAACTATGTATTTTTGATGGAAATGATATCCCGCTTGCAAACGAAACTTGGATACTGTACGTTATAGAGGGTATAAATCTCGAGTTTGAAGTTTCTGATTTTATCGAAATGCAAAATTATTCTTCAATTGTTCAGTTAATTGGAAGTCAACTTGATTTTATAGTTGATGGAAGCTCAATCAATATTGATTTTGAGTATTTAAATGAATTTAACGCTTGGAGACCTTTTAACTCAGTTTTTTTCAGTGGCTCAACTTTTCATGTCTTTGATGATTTTAATATACCTGGAATAGAACCGGATGAACATATATTGGACGTCAGATACATTTTAACCATAGAAAATGATAATCAAGAAACAATCTTCTGTTCAAATGAAGTTGTATTTGATAACGTTCATACTATTTATGGCTTCAAAGTTGATGAAATAAGTTCTTATCAAATACCTAACAGTCAAGGAAAAGTTATTGTCGATGAATTTATTAAATACTCCGCATCTGCTCCTAATTTTTTAACAAATTGGAATTGGTACTTTTCAAAAACATTTGGAAATGGTGAATTTATCTGGAAAACTAATGGTGGAAATTCTAAACAAGGAACAGATCTTATAATAAAAGAAGAGTCTCTTCTAGAAATAGAAGAAAACGAGTATTTTGGAGATGATTATGGTGATCTATCAGTTTCTTTTTCATATCCCGCTCCCTACGATTATATTGAATTTGATGTAACTTATACAGTACAAATATACTATAAGTCCAATGGAATACATCCAGCCTATCCTGAAGATGATAAAGTAGTAAATTGGTATGTATTCTATAGGGATGAATTCGTTAAGACTGAAGACACCCCCCAGTTCAATTATGAGGATCGAATTACTTATGACCCTATCGATGTGGCAATTCCTAACATGGCTCGCACTTCATCAGAGGATGTAGGTGATGGAGGAACTGCAGAATGTTATATCTCTATGAAATATGCCGATATGCATGTATTTCCAAAAGACAAACAATTCAACGTCGAAGTTGTAGGTGGACCGCTTCAACATAGTATTTATAAAGGAAATCAACCCATTAATCCTCCAGAAATATTTTTGGGGAATTTTTATACCGCGTTTTATACTACGATAAAACATGAAGATTATCACGCCTTTGAGCAATACTATCCTTGGGATGCTAATACTGGTTGCAACAGTGAAGATAAAGACTGTGATGGGATAATAGATAGTAAAGAAATACTGGGCACAATCCCTGGATTTGGAGGAATTAAAAAAACAGTAACTCAAAGTGCATGTGATATTAACGTTGAGAGAGGTATTTTCAGTTGTGCATTTAACCATATGGAGTATATAGGTTTGCCTCAATTGGAAGAAAATTGTACTTGGGTTAATGGCGAAATACCAGTCTCATTACATTTGTTGATGATCCAAAGGTACGGTGATTTTGAAGTCACCCCAAGGACAACTGAATACTATAAAGATTTTATTAACAATATTGATTCATCTCAAGATTGGGCATTTCCTGGCTCTAATTGGAATAATTGAAATATGAACGTCAACAAACTAATAATTTTGCTCTTTTGTTTTAGCACTGGTATTAATGCTCAATCTGATGATTGTAGTTTTAGTGATATAAGCAACAGGATTCCTCTGAAGGTTCTATTGGAAAATACAATTGAAAAAGGTGCTATTCATGATTTAATATTTATACACGAGAATAAATACAAGATTGCCCAAAATTGTCTAGATCCAGAACAATTGGGTTATGATTCAGAGTTTTCACTTTTAGATTTATATTTGTTAAAAGAAATTGATCACATTAGATCATACATTTTAGCAAATAAAGATTACTCCAGAAAACTTACAATTGAACAAAAAGATTTGCTCAAGATTTATGATAATAATAAGGTAATAAATTATTTTTTCCAAAACTCTCTAAAGGACTTAAGGCAACTAGAGAAGGTAGAACCACATGGTTTAAATACATGTTCTTTTCGTAAAAATATGTTTGCAATGATTTTATGTGGCATTAATTCTGGTAACTCATTAGTAAAAAAGTTTGAAGTGTTGCAAAATGAAAGTTCTTATTTTAAAGAAGAAGTAGACTTTCATTTTTCATTTTATCATATGCTAATTGATGGTAATTTGAGTTTCACGGATTTGCATGAGATATTACCAATTGAAATTTATAAGACAAATATATTTTCATTTTTCCTATTTAAAAACCCAGTAAACTTTTCAAGTGCGTTAGAAACTATTCATTCACATGAAAAACAAGCAAGGCTGATGAATGCAGGAATCCAATTTAATAATCTTCTCATAAATGAAAAATTAATTAAAAATGATTTATTTAAAAGCTTAAATATTGAAAGGAGTTTTACATTAGAAGAAGGATTAAGAACAGTCAAAAAGCATGTTCTAAATTCAAATGAAAAATATAACCAATCAAAATTGATTCCAACAAAAGCTGAGAAATCAACAATTAAGTACGATTTGGATTCAATAAATTTAGATGACTATGTAGACAAGATTGAGAAAAGTTATCCATTGATAAACTTGTCTTTAAAAAGGGAAAGCTTGATTTTAAATGACTTAAATTCTAAAAATCTTTTGGATATAGAACTGAAAAAAAGACTTGAAAATTATATTCTTAAAATAGTAAAACTGCCATTAGGAAAAAATAAATCTCAAGAAGCATTAAAGAGATTTAGGATGCTTAAGAATTTAAACACATTGACTGTCTTACCTCTGGTAAACAAACTGAATGAATTCAATCATAATTCTAGAGGTCTTGCAATGTCTATATTATCAAGTAAGTCACTACTGAATAACCATTTAGACTTGTTAATTAAAGAAATAGAAAGTCAGAGCAAGCTTAATCAAAATAATACGGAATTGAACTCATTATTGAAATGTATAATTAAAAAGGTTCATAAGTCAAATAATTTAGAAAATGTTTCTTTAGAAGGAAAAATTAACAATCTAATTCAGATCACAAGGAATTGAGAATTTAAGTTTTATTGCATTAGTATATTTATTAATTAAATTGGTTGAAATTGAAAAATAAGAAACTATTCATTTTCATTTTTGTCGTAATTAGTTCTTGGTCATCGTTAGAGGGGCAAGATTGTGTTTACGCAAATTTTCAATCACACCAGTCAAATAATTGCACCTTCAGCTTCTTAAACTTAAGTTCAGGGCAAAACCTTTCATATAGCTGGTACTTTGGGGACGGATCAACATCAAATGAAGAACATTCGTTGCATATTTATCAAGAAGAAGGTTTTTATATTGTCACTTTGGAAATTTCAGATGGAACTCAGAATACTTCTTATTCTCAGACAATTGAAGTGACTAATTGCACCGATTCAGACGGCGATGGCTCTTATATAGAATCATGTATAATAAATGGTCCCTTATTTGGTGCACCTGAACAGACATTAACCTTCAATGTTGAAGGTATTGGTCTTCCACCTTTTAATTTTGAATGGTCTTCTTATCTTGATATAACACCAATCAATGATCAAACGATTCAAATTACGATTCCAACAGGCAGTGACGATACTTATTTAATAGAGTGTACAGTGGAGGATATATTAGGGAATACGGTACATTGTGAACATACACTTACTGTAAGTGGTAATATTCCAGAGCTAGATCTTTACCTATTTCCAAATCCGGAAGAAAACATTCTATGTTTAAATGCAATCTATGATGTGTTCAATGGAAGTCCTTTCGAGGATTATATTTTTTCTTACATAAATGACCAAGGTGAGTATTGGTCCCAGAATTTTGGCGGCGATTATGATTTATGTTTCGGTGGAAGTAGTCCCAATGATCCACTTAGCCTTGATCCAGGAGTATATGATTTTTGTGTTACAATGTCAGTTTCAGGAGTTTCTGCTTGTTTGGAAGATGTAGTTTGGGGTGATTATGTACAACCACCAGAACCATTAGCTTGTGAAAGTGCGAATGTACAAATTGAATATATAGAGACGGGTGACGATAGAATAATTGGTCCTGGTGAAAGTTTGAACTTTCAATTTACTGGAAACTTTCCAAATTCTCCATGTCTAGTTTGTGAAGAGAATGATATTTTTGTGTGTAAATATATTGCTGTATTTGAAATTTATAAATATTCAAATGGTGAATATTTACCTTATAATGCAATAGCTAATGCAGAATGCTGGGATCCATATACCAGCTACGATAATTATGATGATTTGTATAATAATTGCATAAAAATTTATTCTGGGAGTTCCGTCGATTTAGCTTCTGAAGCTAATGTCCCTCTACCATTTTTAGAACTTGAAAGCAGTGGTTGTCTGGAAGATCAAGGTACATTTTTAGTTCAGCCATACATTTATGAATTTAGATGCAATCCGTCTGATAATCTTCTTGCAACTCAAGGATCTCCATCTGTACCTTGTCCAGTAGAATTCCAATATACTGTAGAGTCTCCAGAGATAACAAACTTTGAATTGGATGACTGTGGTATTATTTCAGCTGAAATTATAAACGGCTGTCGAGAACAAGAAAATAATAATCTGTGTTATGGAAAGCAATACTATAAAAACTATAGCTGGAAAGCATATCGGTATGATAATCCAGAAATGGAAATAATTGGCATTTTTAAGAATTCTACAGGTTTTGAATGTACTCAGTTTGAAAATTACAATTCATACTACGAAGAATTTTTAGGAGAAACTTTACAGTTATATGTAGAATTAACATGCGAAGATGGGAATGGAATTACTGCATACAAAAAACAACTTATGATTGTCGAGAAGCCACTTCATTTTCTTGTTCCTGATGAGATTTTTAGATGCAAAGAAGGCACTTCATCATTCGTTTTGGGAGAATCATTAGTTTCAGGAGGAAGGGAAACTTATGAAATTACATATGAAGGGTTTCCAGAATGGAAGAATAACCCAAATCCAGAATTTATTACGGCAGAACTAGATGCTAAAACGATAAGAATAGAGGTAATTGATAAAAATGAATGCGTTATAAATACTGGAGTTAAGGTGACAGCAAATGAAATGAAAATTAATATCCTTGAATCTGTTGTTCTTGCTTGCGAAAATCCTAATTCTTCACAAACACTATTTGGTAATCAAGAAAATGTTATACTTGGGGGGTCTGGAGAATTTTTGTACAACTGGACTTCAGATCATCCGGATGGATTACAGTATTTATCAAGTGTGACTGAGTTTAATCCAACTGTTTACGCCCCAACAACAATAACTTATACGTTACAGGTAGATGATTTATTGTCTGATTGTGGTGCATTTGGATCCGTGACTGTAAAACCTTCAAATACTATAATAGACTCTAGGCCATCTTTTTCTACTCCAATTGATAAATGTCATGCTCAAGAAATTTTACTAGGTATAGACTTTGGAGATGGTTCATATGAAATTCAAAACCCAACTGGTCAGGATATTCTGATACAGTGGTCATCAGATAATCCTCTTTTTGAAGATACTTCTGAGCCATTTCCTTTGCTAAGTTCTTATGTTAATTCTGTCCCTGGTTCTTATACCTATAATCTTAAAGTCACTGACACAGGTAATGGTTGTTACGATGAAGATTTTGTTACATACAATATTCAAAAGCCACTATTATCTGAAGGTTTTATTCCTGTTGATCAATATATTATACCAGGCATATCACCTGTTAAGGCATGGTCTGGCCCACAATTAAATAGGGTCATACTTGAAACCGAGAATAATTTAAGTTCTGCTGTTAGTCCACTCAACGTTGACTGGCTGAATTACAACGGTAATTCATTACAACTTGGTGATTTATATTCTGATTTTAATTTTGAAATATATCCGACAGAAGCTAAACAGTATGAATTAGAAATAAGCAATTCTATAAGTTTAGGTGGAGGTATTGGATGCAGTACGACACTTAAAACAGATAATTTTATTTTTCTCGAAGATCTAGCGCCATCACTTAATATAGAAATACTAAATGAGTCAATACTAATTTGCCAAGGGGAGGAAGTGTGCTTTGATGTTACTTTAGATTTAGGTTTATACTCAACACCTACATCTTTACCTCAAACTTTATTATTTGATTGTACATTCAACTATCTCAATACAAATAATTGCCAATCCATTAGTGAAACAATTGAGCTTGTATTAGTTGACGGTTTGCAAGGGATATACAAGGCTGATTTTTGTTGGGACACAAATGAAAATTGTGATGATAATTTGAATTACACAAATATGGAATTGGTGCTTGAATCAAATACTCCGTTTGCATTGACTTCTTCTGTAGTGTTTATTTTAGCTAAAGACGTTAATGTATATGGTGGTTGCAGGCATTATTGCAATTCAAATGTTGATCTTTCTTCATTCGGCTCAGGGCTATGGTACACTGGAGATTTGATTTTCGCAGGTGTATCCGATGCGATTGATTGTTTTGAATGTTCTGATCCATTAACTTGGCCTATCACAAGCCATCTTACCACCGCCAGAGGTACATCTCCTGGGTGGGTATGGTATGGAAATGGTTTTACAGCGGATTCTGGTGCTAATCTGTTTTCTTTCAATATGTTGCAGAATGTATGTGGTAATAATTTAACTGAAGAATTACTTGAAATTAGATCTAGTGATTCAATACTAGTAGATACAGTGAAGATATTTCCAGAATTTGAAATTAGACCTAACCCGTCTGACGGCATATTTACTTTAGAGATGAGAAATATATTTTCAGACACAAAAATACACTTAATAAATACCCTTGGAGTACCTCTTTCAAGTTATTCCTTACCTACTGATAGTAAAATGTTAGAAATAGATATTACAAACTATTTAGATGGTATATATTATATCTTAATTGTTAGTGATGAAGGAAAAATTAAACGATCTATTAAAATTATAAAAATTGAGAATTGATGAGAAAAATTTATTTATTAATAACTGCCTTAACTATCTCATCTACTCTTTCAGCTCAAGATGAACCAGACTGTAACGCAATTTTAAATAGCAACAGTTGTATGCTAGAAATATTTGAAACAGGAAATCTATTTTTTGATTACCTATGTTCAGAGCAATGGCTTGGTAAGTGTAATTTAATTGATAAAGTTGATAGAGTAGGTAGTGTTTCTATAGGCACTAACAAGTCTTTCTCAGACTATAATTTAATGGTTACAGCGGGGATAATGTCAGAAACCCTGAGAGTGTGTAATAATGCTCCTTGGTGTGATTATGTTTTTGATGATAATTATCATTTAATGCCATTGTTGAGGGTAAAGGAATATTTAGAAAAAAACAAACACTTACCTGGTTGTTTGTCTGAAGATGAAATTATTGCTAATGGATATATTGACGTCGAAGAGACGTTGCTAAGTCAACAGGAAAAGATTGAAGAAATATATTTGCACTTGATTTCACTAAATAAAAAAATCAAGATTCTTGAAAAGATAAATAAATAATAATGATGAAGAATTGCCTGTTGCTTTTATTAATTCTGGGTTGGTTTTTTCCTTGTTTTTCGCAGTGCTATGAATGTCCAAATTCTGTCGATTATAGGTCTGATGGAAAAGTTGTATTTACATTCGCTGAAACACCTAGCACAATATCTGACTACATAATTTTACACACAGAATCGGGAAAAGAAGATAACACCAGCTTCGAGTTTAAGAAGCTAGCTGAAAATGAATACTTTATTTTTCCTCAATCAGACCTTGAAAAAGAAATTGCATTTAATATTGAGTTTGCAAATTCTATAAATTGTCCTTTTTATTTGAACCAATCGGTCAAGTGTAGTCAAATTACACAGCGTAGATCTGTTTGTCCAACACCTACAAACTGTGATTTTTCAGGCTGCACTCAACTTATAGAAAGACTTCAAGGATTAACAATGAATAGCCAGAACTACAATTGGGCTTACAACTCAGATAGGAATATATACAGGTATGGAAGAGTTGGGATAGGAATGAATGATGCATCACCAAACTTTGGCGTGTCCGTTAAAGGAGGAACATTAACACACAGATTTGTAGTCCAATATTGTGATGTTCTTGGTTGGTGTGACTATGTCTTTGCTCCTTCCCATAGCTTGGAACCTCTTGATAATGTTGAAAAATATATTAACCAAAATAAGAGGCTTCCTGGATTTAAAGGCGCTAGTGAGTACGAAAGAGACGGCTCTTATAATGTTGAAGATATTACTATAGCACAACAAGTAAAAATAGAAGAAGCATATCTCTATATTCTTGAATTGAAAAGCCGTATAGAAGAACTTAAAACCTTTACCCATGATGATTAATTATTTCAAATTAATAGTTATTACATTAATACTATTAATTGTATCGCAAAATTTAAGTTCTCAGTGCCTTTTTGTGAGTCAAGCTGTAAATCAAGAAGGTAATGTGGTCCTAATTGGTTATAGTCTTTTAAATGAACCATACTCATATACTTTGTCTATAAATTCCAATACGGAAGAGATCATTACCCTGACACCGGAAATAGTAAATTTAGGAGGTGACGTTAATCTTTTAATTTTTGAAATTGATCTTTCATGCAATCCTATTTTTACAATTACGAATATGTTTGGCCAGGAGTGTACATATGTTAATGGTCAGTTATGTGAAGAGTGTCCTCCTGCTAGTCAATGGGAATCATTGATCGATTGCGACCTAATTGACCCTGGTTGTGGAGTGCATCTGATAAATTTTCTATTAGAAAATCAGGAGGAAATTTTTAATTCTAATACCAATCAAGTGGTGTGGGAAGGTTATGATGTACATCAAGGAGACATATTTACAATGGATAAGGTCTCTGTAGGAACGAATAAGAATGCACAATTCTTGGGACCAGCTAATTCACCCTTTTTCACTTTTGGGCTTACAGTAGCGGATGGCTTAATAACAGATAAGTTACATGTATTCGCTGATACCTGGCCTGATTTTGTTTTTGATAAAGACTATGACTTGATGTCTTTTTATGATTTAAATAAATTTTTAGAACACAATAATAGACTTAGGCATTTTCCTAGTAGTAAAGAAATCGCATCTTCTGGTTATGATGTTTACGAAATAAAAAAGCTGCAACAGTTATCAATTGAAGAATTATTTTTATACTTAATTCAGTTGGAGGAAGAGTTGATTAATTTGGAAAAAGAAGTTCAGAAGTAAGGTATTTTAAGAAAAGACAGTTTGTTCTGAGATATTTTACTTCCATTAAGCTTTACAATTTGCAGCACACTTCCGTCCTCGTAACTGCGGCGTCAGAGAGCTACAAGCCAGCCCACCTAACATTATGTTTACGATAAAGGAAAGAGCGCCATTGCCAGCATGTAACAATGTACGATCACGTCATATGCTTTTTATCACTTCTAGTGTAGCTTGTCGGTAGGGAAGAGTTACTATTCTTGTCGTCTGAGTTAGACAAGTGAGCAAGCAGACGACGGATGTACGAGGTGTTACATGCAAGCCTGTTAGATGTAGGCAATCCCAGAAAAAAGAAAAGAGTGCTTTGCACACATTACTTTTTATCCGCCCGCCACTGGTCAGGAAATATCAAAAAAGAGGTAATTTAGAGTGAAATCATAGTAGATATATACTTAACTCAATCAAGAGGTAGGGATATAAACTAATTACATTTAATTAAGACAAGTGAGAGATGCATATATAGTTAAAAAGTCCGTTAAAAGAAATCCTATCAAACCTACAGAAATGATTTCTTATGAAGAGTTTAAATCACTTGTTGATAGTTCAATTAAGCTTACGTGGTTTGAAGACACTCAACATGGTAAAAGATGGTGCGAAAGATATCCTAAAAAGCCAAAACGATTAAATTCATATTTAAACATTAATGAATCAGATAAAAAATCATTTGTCCAAGTAATGTTTAGTAAATCTGGATATATAAGAGTTCAATTTGATTTTAAGTCAACTAAAGAAAATTTGAGGGATTTAATAACCTTAGCAAATTCAATTAATTGCAATTTATGGCAGTATAAACCAAAGAGACAAATTCTAACTCATGAAATTGTCAGTAATAGATATAAAAGAACAAAACCCAGAAGCAAACCTCACTCAGTAATTAATTTCCCAGAAATATGGATATTTATCAATGGCGACTATGAAATATTTCTTAAAGTGTTTAAGCCGCATATATATCCGCCAAAACGAAAAGTACACTAATTCAAAACGAAAAGTACATTTTTCACACGCTTAAAATCAATCTACGAAATAGTTAATCTGATTAATAGGCATAGGATCAGGCAGACCATTTTTAATGAAAATACTGACCACTCCACTGGTAGGTATAGCAAATGTGATGATTGGTGACACCTCATTCTCCGTATTAAACGGCTCCTGTATCAACAATCCCTCTAAAGGTCTAAACTCGTTAGGAAGTACATTAAACCCATTTAATACAGGTAAATCAGGATCATTGTTAGTTAGAGTGCCATGTATAAACACATGATTGCCAATTTTCCTAGCATACAGTTTATTATTATCATCTTCTACCAAGGTATACTTAATCTCGGGCTGTAGATTTAATCTGTAGCTGGATAACTCGCTCACTACCACTCCTCCTTCTTCTCCAAATACTATTGCAGCCTTTACGATCTCATAGGTGTCTCTCTCTATGTTGTCTGCAAATACTTCATTCCCAAGAGGATCATAAGTGACTTGTTTTTTGAGACTATATTGCGTTAGGTCTCCTCCTGATATATTTCCTCCGTCAAACTCCATGATCTCATTATCGATTACAATCCATCCAGGACTAAGAGTAGTAGTGCCATCGTTCTCAAGTGTAGATGTTATTCCTGATAGAATTATGTGGCCATCCTTTAGGAATGGGTGTACTGTCGCTTCTAACGCTTCAACCATTCCATTTGTTAGGTAGGTGAGATCATCACCCTGAAATGGCATTCCGTTACTAGGTATAATTAGTTTTTTCATGATTAGTAGTTTACGATCGTATATGATACTCCAGCCTGCTTATATTGATTAGTGGACTTAGATATCTGATTAGTTAATGTCTGAGTAAGTGGAAGTGCATTAGGCACATTTATAATAAAGCTATTACCTGTATAGTCTGCTTGATTGTATAAATAATCATCTCCTTCGATGTACCAGGGGTCTTCGTCATCTTCTTTATTAAATAGGAACGGTGGCAGTAGAATTTGATCTTCTGAAATGTATATCCTTCTTTCTACTTTATCGTACAGATCATTAAGATAATGCTCTAGGTAGATCACTTGTCCTGTTATGCTTAGCCTGTAGTATACTTGATTAGCATAGCTTACAACGGCATTGTTAAGCTGTTTAATTGGGGTTAAAATAGCGTTTATCCAATCTATATGCCTGCTAGATCCTCCACCTCCCCAAGCATTTACGCTTTCTGTTACCCAGATCACTTCGCCTTCTGTGATCCATGACAAGCCTCCTTTTAAGTTCCTAAGAAAGAAGGGTATCAGTGAAACAGCAAGCTTTAGTATGTCTATGCTCCAATTCATTGTTATACTTTTTAAATGAAGTTGAACATATTTTCTATATCATCTGCTAAGACATAATATCCTGCTGCTGGTATATTACTGACAGTAAAATCCTCAGTGTCTGATCCTTGCTTAGAAGATCCTGATAAAAATATAGGGTCTAGCACACCATCTACTTGCTGTAGTACATCTGTAAATCTTGTCACGCTTAGCTCTCCATTAAAAGGTAAATCCTCATTAAGGAATTTATTAATAGCATTGGTCAGGTTTTCCTTTAGTACATCCTCTTGTATAATTGGATCGTAGTAGATATCATAATTCATAGTAAGCTCATCAGCAGTCCCACTAAAAACTACTATCCTGGTACCAGCAAACTTAATCTTAAAAATGTATGCAGATAAGGCATCTTGCTCACTTGTTGTAAGTGGTATAAGCGATCCCTGAGTTCCTTGCGCTACTTTAGCAATTACAAGGCCATTGCCTCTTTCTGTTATCGCAGCTCTGGTAATTATACGCTTTGTTGTGTCAATGGGATTGTAGACATATTGAGTGTCTAAATACTCTAGATTATCTCCTAGCTGAAATTCTAAAATCTTTTTCTGATACCAAGCAGATGTACCTGCTGGAGCTTTACTAGCTATGGTCTCAATATCAATTTTAAAGGCATCCCAAAACACCTCATGTACATGTATGGCCACTGCTGTTATATAAGCCCACAATCTCCATACAGCCACCTTACTGTTACTATTCAGATCTTCTAATAACTGAGTGCTAGTTTCGTTAGTTGGCGCAAGTCCTTCTAGAGAAGACCTGGTGTTTTTTTCTTCAATGATTGCATCGTATATATTGAGTATTGATCGTGCCATTATTCGCTAGTTGGTTTAAGGTTTGTAAATATCTCTGCAAATCGCTCATTGATAGGATCTTTAGAAATGATGATATCTGCTTCTTCTGGAAACAAGTCAGCTATGTTATCAAGCACCAGACATTCTATTCCATCCATGCTTCCGTATTCCTGGAGTGCTATGTCAAATAATGTCTGACCTGGTAATGTTCTGATTGTTCTTGTCATAATTTTACTGCTATTCCTGTCTCATTTACTTGTAGTTCTGATGGTTGGTATTGGTCTGATTTAAGCTGTACTCTTATTATTCTTTTTTCTAGCTGTCCCAAACATCCTCCTAACATCTTTCTGACACCTACGCCTATTAAAGGATGCTGCTTGTAATTTCCTTGCTCTGCCTCTATTATGTGTCTGACGTGTTGAATGTCACTTGGTCCTATAACAAAGTCACCTCCATTGACCAACAGGTCATAATCTCCTTCTACAGCTCCGAAAAGTATATCTGATCTCATTAGTACTCTGTTATTATGGTGTTAATTTGTTGTTTGAATTTGTCTACTTTAAGGGCCTCAGCTTTTAGTTGTGCAATAGTCGAGGGGAACACACTTGCAGACGGACTTCCTGGTGAAGCGCAAATCACTCTAAAAGTTTCCAATAACTTAAGAGTGCTCTTGAACGTATCTGCCAAATCATTCATTACCATAGAAAGATCTGCTGTAGTGTTCTTAATAGCCACTCCTTCACTGTTTAACCTGATCTCTTGATCTCCAATCTTAAGGATGCTTTCTTCTATATCCTCTGTACAAATTACTACAGACACCGTCTTGCTTATAAATGATAGTATTACATAAGTTCCTTGCCTAGGGAATTGCACCATCCCTATATTGCGTGACAAGGAAGATTGCAGACGTGCATCATACACCTCAGCATCTCCATTTATAGGCCTTGCATGTATCGTGCGTTTTTCCTTGTCTACTGATAACACTTCTGCAAGTACACTGTATAGTTCTTCCTGTGATTTAGTGGCTAATTCTTGTATGGCTTTTCTTATACTCATGCTATTTTTATATCAGGTGTTATGGTCTGTCTGTAACCTTCTGTTCCAAATGTTCTTGTTACTGATTTTACAACATAGTCACCAGCTCTTTCTGGATAGTCTGGATCTGTGATGGTCACAATATCACCGTGCTGAATAAATGGTTTGCCGAATATTGTCAAATCGCCTCTGTAGCCTGTGAATTTAAGACGTTCAAGCTGCTCACTTGCTATATGGTCAATCTCTTCTTTGGACATATCATAATAATGTAGTGTACGCTGTTCTCCTTCCTTATCTCCGTAGTCGTACTCTGTCTTAGTATTATCCTTTTCGATGACAATTGCCTTGAGCTTAATTTTAGTGTCTTCTGATCGCTGGTAGATCAAATCATGTTCTACTACATGTAGGTTAAACTGAATTTTGTGTTTCTTTTGCAACTCTGGCCAGAAGGCTAATCCTACATACAGTTTTCCGTCTCTAAAAAATGACTTGAGATAATAGGTTTCCTTAATCGTTGATAGCACCTGGGCTGGTGTCGCTTTGTTTATTCGGAAAGGCCCCAGACGTACATCTGGAGCCTCAAATGAAATACCGAATAATATATCTGTCAACAAATGATGTAGTGTGACATCTTCGTATGATCGTGTGATTGTCTGTTGCTTAAGTAAATACATGTCATTCTCGCAGTGCACTATTGCAGGAATCTGTGGTACGAGCTGGGTTACATATCCAGAGAAGGCTATATCATTATTATCATCGTATCCTAGGGATACAGAAACTGGATCCCCTTTTACGATAAGTGGCTCTGTGCCACTTGCCAGAGACTTGTTTTTCCATGATACGCGTCGTGGGAATGTCAATGTACATGTATCTGTAAGGTTATCCCATGAGCTTGTTATCTCACAGCCTACTAAACCATTCCACTGATATGATCCTATATTAAGACTAGATGAAAGTCTGATCATCTTCTACAAGTTCTATAGGGTTATCTGACAATAGCGTCAATTCAAATGGCTGTGTATTCATGAATCCTTCTCTACTCAGAGCATTGTAACTCTCTACCACAACATTGAATATTTCAAATGCTTGTAAAAACGGAGAGATGCACTCTAAGCTGTCCTGTACTTTTAATAATCCAATAAAGTCATTGACTTGGCCAGCAGGATAAAGCTTGCTGCCATCATTGACAATTAGGAGCTGTACATCTATCTGATAATCTCCGTCACTTATATATTCCTTAATCGTTCCATTTCTACCTTGTACGTCTGTAGTAACAATGTTCTTTGTCTGGCTTATACTAAATATTACTGTGTCAAAATAAATGTCTACATCCTCATATTTAAGCCTCATGTCACTGTAAACCTTAGTTCCTAATAGTAAGCTTGCATCTTCCCCAGACTGAGGATCATATGTCGTTGCCGATACTGGCAAGTCTTCTTTGTTGCTTATGAAAAAACTACTGGCCATTAAATACTATAGTTTACATCATTTACTGCGCTGATAAGTGTGCGCTCTATTTCTTTTCTTATTTGCGATGTAGACATGCCTAGCTTTTCTGTCTTTACGACAAATGATTCTACCAGCTTGTCTATTCTGATATTAATATTTTTTATCTCCTTGCCTCCTCCAGTGGTTATGCCTTCTACTCGCTGCTTGACTGGGTTGCTAGATCCTGATGACTTTCCAGATCCTCCAGCAGCTCCTGCTCCTGAGAATCCACCTAGCGTACCTGCATAGTCAAAAGTTGCATTTCCAGATGTACCTCTGCTGTATGCTTTTCTTCTATCACCTCCAGCAGGGATATTGGCTGCACCTGATCCGAATCCTAAAAACCCTTCACTGATCAGTCCCATTTTTTTTCCAAGACCTATCAACCATCCAAATACTGGCTTGATCACTTTGTCATACATCCATTTAGCTGCCTGCTTAAAAACACCTTTAATTATATTAAACAAATTCCCTAGCGAATCTTTAAAGCCCGGAAACACTCTGTCTACTAGGTCTATGAGCCACTTGAACGGATGATTATTCCACATCCATGTAGCAAAATTACCCATCCAAACTTTTACACTATCCCAGTTTTTGACAAGCAAAACTATCCCAGTTATGGCAGCAGCAATCCAGCCAAAAGGACTTGTCATAGCCACCAAACGGAATGCCATAAATGCAGCCTTGGTAATCTTTATGTAGTTTGTTATAACTAAATAACCTTTTGCAATTGTAAAAAGCCCTAACAATGATGTGCCAATTCTAGCTATTCTTACTCCCCAAGTTTTAATCGATTTATTGTTTCTATCAATCCAGTCTATAGCTCTTATTCCCCAATCTTGTATTTTTATAGCATAAGGAAGAAACAACTTTCCTGCCTTAGCCGATAGATTTGTCCATCCAGCAGATAATATTTTCATCTGGTTTGCGTATCCATCCGATGTTCTCGCGTAGTCACCCTGAGCATCCCTTGTTTGTTCAAGTAAGGAGGCATAAATTGCCTGTGTTTTTATCGCCTTAGGTAGTACCCCTTTTGTTGTTTTTACAAGTCCCATTTGTAGAGCCTTATTCTTTAGAGTAACCTCATCTAGCAAAACCCCGAATCTTGCTGCTGGCTCTGTCTCACCTCTGAGAATAGACATCATTGCTTGCTGCGCTTCCTCTGTTCCTACATTATTGAAACTAGCAAGATCTTGAGCAAGTCTTACACTTGCCTCTGACATCTGTGCTACTTGTTTTCCTCCTACACCTATATTTTTGAATAGAGAAGCATATGTACTAGCTGCACTTAAGGCTTCGTTTTTACTCATACCTATTCCTTTAGCTGCTCCGTCCGCAAATCTCTTTATATCATAGAAGTAATCTCCAAATACTACTCTAGACTTACTTGTACTTTCGCTCAAGTCACTGCTGGCATTTATTATGGATTTCAATCCGTCCACGACTGTTCTAAAAGACATATATCCAGCTACCATCGTCCCAAAGTCTCCTAGCTTTCTTCTGAGTTTAGAGAATCCATCTCCTATTTTTTTAGGGATAATAAGAGCTGTGCGTGCAAACTTTATAAATCCCTTATGCAACTTAAGTATACTTCTACTTCCTGATCTAGACGTAGCCTTGAGCTTATTGTTAAGCTTAAGCGTGCCAGACTGTGCCTTGTCATTTAGCTTATTAATAGAGCGATAGACAGATGTTATCTTGTCTATCGCATTTATTGTGTATGTTACATTCCGATCCATTCGCTACTAAGCTGATCTCAGGTATTCAAAATTATTCATCCATGCTTCCCATCCTCTGTATAGATTGAATGCTGCAAGTCCAGTCTCATAAGTATTGGACAATAGGTGAATACCGTCTTCTACTTGCTTTTCGATCTCGTCATTTGCAATATCATATTCGTTCTCAAAGTATATAGCAAGCTCCTTCGCTTTACTCGGTGTCATCTTCTTGAAAGTAGCAAGTGACTTTTTAGCATTCTCTACCAAAGAAGGAATCCTGCTACTAGCGATAGCCAAGGCAGGCAACTCTATAAGTGAGATCTTGCCATCCTCTAAGACAGTGGCAAGGCTATCTGCTAATTGAATTACGCCTTTGAATGTTTCTTTAATTTCTGTTTCCATAACTGTTATTATTTAAAAAGTGAAGAGATTAATTTCTTATTCAGTTCTAAGCAATACAATACATCGTTTACTGCTCTACACCACTCATCCTCTTCCATCTTATCAGGATCTAGTTTTAGATAGAACCTGATCATTGCATCGCCACTACGGTACTGATCTTTGTCCTTGTCAGATATTTTGTAGTGGCTTAGAAGTTTTTTACTGTCGCACTTCTTGTCTCAATTAGTGCATCTAAATGCGGTGCTAGGCTCAACCATCTGTCAACATCTTCTA